CAACGGTTCTGAATTGTTTTGTGAACGACATCCTGTCTGTGTGTGTTGGTATTGAGATGGCAAGAGAACACCCCGAACTGAAACTGTCTGGTACGTATGCGGGGATTCGTAACGTGTTGGATTGGGTTGACTTGGGAGACGACATTATCACTGCGGTTCATGTAGATGTGGCGCATTTGTATACGTTCCAGTGGAAAAAGGCCACTTTGGCTCGCTACGGGATGGAGTATGACACCACAGAGAAAGACGGAACAGACCAAGTGATCCGTGCCCTGGCCGGCCAAAGTTTCTTGTCAAGGCGCTTCGAGCCGCTGGACGAAAGTAGCAATGTAGTGTTTGCTCCCTTGAAGATGGAATCGATCATACCCCTCTTGCATTACACAAAGTCCCGAGACCATCAGCAGATAGCATCGAATGTCTGTGACGCCGTGCGAGCAGCTCTGCTACACACGAAGAAAGAATATCAAGCGGTTTTGAGAGATGCACGTATTGTGATCTCAAGCCTGCCGCGAAAGGTCAAGCCAATGTGTTTCTTGAAGACTACAGCACTGGCCGCATGGAGATGTCGAAGGCGATTCTCGAAGGGAAGCTGGGCGTTTTGCGTCCGCCCGGGACGAGGATAGTATCAGAAATAAACGACGAATTCCAATTTGAGGAAAACAACAGTGTGATAGTTGGACTTTTAGCTGAAACACAAAGTGCAATGAATCCAGCAGCCAGGCAAGTTGTGCTGCCCACCGAGCTAGTGGAGAGAGTCTATGAGAACGTCGAGGAGCTCCGTTCTCAGCTCTATCCGCGAATCAGGGAAATGTGGGTTTGGCGAGGAAAGGAGCGGTACTATGAAGAAGGGAACCATGTGCCCGGAACCATGCGTCAACGTTCGTGCCTAGGCCGCGCATCCTTCATCAGTGTGCAGGCGCAACGGGAAATTTGGTTTCCCTTGCCAAAGGAGATCGACACGTTTGCCAAAACATTTGCCTTGTTTGCTAAGACACGTCAAACCTGGGAAATACAAGCTCTGGGCGATCGCGCGGTAAAGATCCGCTTTCACGAATGGCAACCAGTAGTTGACAGTGACGATGAGTCGGAACTCCTGCCACTTTGGCGGCGTTTTGGTGACCCGAGAGAACTGGCGGAGGTGATGATGTGTGATTTTGCCAAAGCAGTCGCGAAGTTCAATGAGGCATTTGAGGCAGTCGAGAAAGAATTGCATGGAACAAAGGACAGCTGTCTTCAACCAGCTCAAGATCATGAAAGACCAGAAGGTGGATCAAGCAATGCAACATCGCAGTCGGCCCTGAATATCCCCGTACCATCATTTGGACAACCGATGGGACCAATCGCAGTGACAGATCCCAATATGCCAACAGCACCACCAGCTACCTTTTTGAACGAAGATCGTGTTTCGCCAAACATGGCGCAAGGTGGCATTAGCTGGGATTTGTTCGACGCGATTTACACGGACACAGATGTCGGGGATGTGGTTGTTACCAGTAATCAGCCGGCAGGCACGGTTCTCTCAGTCATTCCGTACGGTCCCGAAGCCATGAACCCGGCTGCTTCGCAATGGGTGCGTCAACATCGACGAATGGCAGGCGACATACGTGTCTCGCTGATTGCTGACACGTCACCTGTGGCGCGAGGGGTGATAGCTATGACCTGGTTGCCACAGACGTACAAAGGCACGACAATCACAGCCTTTGAAGCACAACAGAAGCCCACGCGCTACTACTCAGCCGGAGTCGCAGGCACCGACGGACTCCTCATGGGGTTTGTTTCGCAGTCAGAGAAGTACATCTACTTGAGCGACGTTTTGGCTGGCAACAAAGAGTATGGCTGCATCGTCATCTGGATCTACATCCCGGTGGTCGGGGCATTGGACGCTACGCAAGAGCTGCGCCTAGCCTGGAAATTGAGGAGCAGTCTTGCCCCAGGATTTCAGGTGGCAGATCCCATTATCGATTTGCCAACACTGAGTGTCAGCAACGGTCGGTTCTTGTGGGGCAACACAGTTGAAGGTAGAACTCTTGGCGAAATAATGCTGGAGTTTGGCGGACAACCAGAGACCAATGCGATTTTGCGCCTGATTCTGGATGGCAGAGCGCTGACCCACAAAGGTACCGGGAACGAAGTTTCACCGAGTCTGGCGGTCGGCGGTGTGTCGGGCAACATGCGAGCATGGCTGACTTCAGGAACATCTTACGCGCCAGTGGCAGCTGCGGTGGTGGGCCACCGTGCAGGTACACGCGGTTATACGAGTGCCGTGCCGAAGGCCGCGAACGCAGTGCTTGTCAGCAGCGGAGCAACTTTCGCCTTTGCCACATTGTTTGGCAATCTGCGGTTCCACAATTCAGGACTGGTTGCTTCAATATTCAAAGGAGAAG